TTTGCTGTGAGTGTTGACATTCAATCTCCCTCAAGCCCACTCGATTACGAACGAAGCCACGCCATTCGCGTCGCTGCTTCCGTCGCTCGCCACCACCTCGGAGACAATGACCTCTGCCTCCTCGAACGCATGGCCGGAAATGTCCGTGCTTAGAACGGTCCCGACCGCCGTAGCCAGTGGGATCGTCACATCGAACGTGTCCGTTACGCCCTTGTGGAAGCGCATCACTAGATCGGCCGAGATAGCCTTCCGTAAGACCGAAAGAACTCTCAGGCCAGCCCCATCGGCGTGAACCGGAATCCACGGACGAACATCACTCCCGACAGTCGTAGCGTAGATGGATACCAATGCCGCGTGGACCTGCGCCTTGCCTGTTTTCGACGAGTTTGCAAACGCCCAAAGCTCGCTGGACTCTGTACTCTCGCCAGAAGAGCGACCCGCCAAGCTCAGATACGAAAGCAGCAGATCCTTCGGCATCGCGTCGATGAGTTTCTGAAGGCTCTGGAAATAGGTCGCCCACGGGCGCGTGATGTCTTCGTTTTCGTCGAACATCGCTGTCCGCAGAGGCGGTTGCAGCGTGGTCTGCGTGACCGGCTGCGCCACATTCCTTGGAGGCAGGATCAGGCCCGCCGCCGCGAGCAGGGGAGATGGTGCGTACCCCGTAATCACAAGCGTGGCGACTCCGGGTGAAATCGTCTTGTGCTCGGTCACCGAAACACTCAGCGCGTATCCGGTGATCGCCAGCGACCCGACTCCCGGTTGCACGGTGACAGATGCCAGATCGGGCGCGTGCCCGGTGATTGTGATGGACGCGACGCCGGGTGAAATCGTCTTGTTGTCGGAAACACTGACGGTCGGCGCGTACCCCGTGAACGTGAGCGTAGCCAGACCAATGGCGACAGCTATGGTGACTGAGCCGATCTCACCCAGCCCCCACTCACCGAGATTGATCTTGCCCAACTCTGAGGAGAGCATTTGCTAGACCGATTTCACGTCAGTTGCGGGATAAAACCACATCTTCTGAAGCAGCATGAAGTAACTAGAGGACGAAGCATGCTTGCCGTTAATAACGCCTTTTAAGACATGACGACCATTTCCGACAACTGCAATTGATCCCACTGTTTTGATTGTGTTAATCCCCAAGGAAGCTGCGTACCAATCCTGCAAAGACACCACCTTAACATCGTCGATATACCAGTCTATTTTCCCCCTAGAAGTGAAGGTTGATCCAAGCACGCACAGACTGTATGTTCCAGCAGCTAAAAGAAACGACTGAGTGAATGTGTCTCCATCTGCGGCAGTGTTTTGATTGGAATAGGTGCAATATCTGGAACCTGTATCGACAACATTGGCGATTGCATTTCCTGCGGTTACAGTGCTTTCGTCATGCCACATCGTTACCCGCGTGGGCAGCAGGTCGGCCCGCAATTGCTCCAACGCCTCATGGACCATCGTAAAGGCGAGTTCCGTGCCTGCCGCAAGATTAGCATCGGCTCCGTAGCCAGTGACGCACGAAACGGTTAGATCGTCAGTGGAGCGGGCCGTCACCTCGAACACCAGCAGCGTTCCCAAGACCGTGCGAATCCAGAATCGGAAGTCGCTGCCGGAAATGGCCTTCAGCCTCGCGCCATGCCCAGCCGTCAAGTGCATGTGCCCGTCGGCAGCGGTGTAATCGCTGGTCAACGTGACATGCTGTAGATTTGCTTCCGCGCCGATGTAGCCTAGATTTGCCATTTCAGTTTCCCGCTATGCTTCGCCGCCCGACAGTGTGAACACTCCAAGAACGTGAATCGTGACTGTCAGCGTGTTTCCGTTGGTAGCAGTTACGTCGGCAGGAGTCGAGTCCAAAATGCAGTACGCGATCAGGTCTTTGTCGGCGGTCGTGTCGTCGTAGAGCACCGCGAAGCGAGCGACGATAGACCCACCGGACGCCGTCCAAGCAGCCGGGTCGGACACATCGAATGTCCACACGCCAGCCGCTCCGCTCCAGGTTGGAGTGACAGACTTTCCTCCGGTGGCGTACCCGTTGGCGTTGGCGTGCTGGTTGGTCAGCGTGGCATAGTGCGCCGTCGCCAGCGCTACGTTGCCGCAGTTCGACGCCTCCAGAAACAGAGCGATCTTGAAGGCGTCGTTGGCGAGATCGACGCTGGTTGTCTTCGCCGCGAAATCGTCCTTGAACTCTCTATAAGTGCGCCATGCTGTTGGTGCCGCCATAGAATCTCCTTTACTTGCCCACTACCGCCTCGGTGTACGCTTCGATGAGACAGATCGGGATGGGGTCTGTGATGATGACTCTGTAGACGCGCTTGCGCGAGCGCCCCAGACGCCGCCAGACCACACGGTAGAGGTACTTCCCAATCGGACCAGCGGGCGACCAGCTCTCATTGCTCCAGGTGTATCCGCCGTCGTCTGAGAACTGCATCATCACAACCGGATCACTGCCCTGCCCCATGGACGGCCCCTTGCCAGTCATCATGTCCAGCTTCATGAACGGGAACTTCATCCACTTCAGTTCGTCCGCGATGTAGGGCGCGCTCCGCAGCCTTCGGATCGGGTTCCCCGCGTCGTCATAGTAGTGAACCGACTGCTCGTAAATCTTCCCGTTGCGCCGGTCCTGTACGAAGTGCTTGCCCCACACATAGGCGTGGTAGCGCCCGAGCACATCCTCGTACTGGCCCGTCGCCAGATTCCAGTAGCCACGCTCGTGCCATTGCAGCGCGGTGGCGTCATACACCCAGGTTGCCTTGGCGTCCGGAAAGCTGAGCACGTAGAATGAATGCCCCTGGTCCTGGTAGCTGTAGGCGATGGCGTCGTCCAACCGCGAGTACTTCTGGAGCGCCTGCTCGATGGCGTGGTTAGACACGCGCGTCGGGATGAAACCGCGCCACTGCCACACCATCCCGCCGCCCCGGTCGTCGCCGCCCAGACACATCAGCGTGTTGTCCACCCGCGCGACGCTCCAAGTGGCGATGCAGCCCTGCTCAGTGAAAGCGCCCTGAATGCGCTGGAATGGTTTGATGAGATCGCCCACATTCGCCCAGACCTCGACAGACTTCTTTCCAAGCAGCCACAACTCGCCGTGGTCCCCCTGGATCGCGCTCAAGTTGTCAGCCGCGCCCGCTTTGATATCGAAGTCGAGCGCGTTCCATTTCGTGCTGTCCTCGTAGCCAACCGCACCGATCGGTCCGAAGAAGTTGAACTGTTTGCTCTGCGGTTTCTGGACGATATAGTAGTTGTCTAGGTATGCTCCGGTAAGCGCCTCAAGCAACTCGTCTCCCACGTAGACCGGAAGGATGTTCAGGCCCGTGCAGATGTAGGCCAGACCACTGGCCACGATGAACAATTCCTTCGAGACGGTCGGAGCGAAGAACTGAACTGGCGAATGGAAGTCATCGTCCCGGATCGTGCCGGGAATGTCGAGCGCGGTCCCGTCCGGCTTGATCTCGTAGATGTGCGTACCGGCTGCCGCGAACAGACGATCCTCGCCAGCCCAGAGTCCGCGCCCTGGTCCATCGGCCAGCGTCACTCAATCACCCCCGCGCTAATGTATTCTTCTGCGGTATCTCCCTGAAACCTAGCATCCCCTGTCAGAAGATCCCAAAGTGTCTCCGTGCTCCATGTGGCCCCAGCGTCATCAGACACAGAGACCCGCACAGTGTTCGGCACGATACCCGTTGCGCTGGACGCTCCCGTCCACACTATAACCACACGGGTTCCATCCAAGAACGCACAGAGATCGTTTGACAGGTCGGGTACGTCCGACAACAGCGTCATGGTAATGACGGGCGCCGTCGCAAAGTCCTTGATTTTTGCCGCATACACATAATTGTCGTTGACATTGTAGGAAAGACACAGCAGGCCGAAGAACAGATCATTCCCCAGTTCGACGCCGTTGGAAAACAGGCTCGCGACCCAACCGTGTGGTCCTTCCACCGGGATGAGGAGTGGTCCCCCAGCCGGAATACTTAGTTCCGTTAACCGATCCACTACCCCGGTATCGGGATCGTAACGTACATATCGAGTGACGAATGAACTGTACCCTACATCCACCTCGTCCTCGTTGGAGGCGCAATAAATGAAATGGAGTTTCCCATCGCTGGCCAGCAAACCGACGGGATTAGGAAACCATGAAAGGTTGAACCCCCGCACGGGCATACCGACGAACGAGGGATATAACAGGACGTCATTCTCCCATGCCGAGCCATTCCAGCGCCCCAACCACGGGATATAGTTGCTGTTGTGGTACTCTTCTCCGCCGATCCGATTGACAATCGGACGATCCGAAGAGTCCAGATAAACGCCTGAAACAAATTGGAAGTTCGGGTCAAAGAACGTTGGCAGTGTTAGTGTACTTGCGTCTGAGAATGTTCGAGTGGTGCACGAAAAGATTTTATGGTGCAGATCCTTATCCCCAGAGCCTGCCAACCAATAGAAGATGTGAATGTTCCCGCCCTTGAATACCGGAAGTGGCGCAGCACGATTAGTATTGGAGATCAACAACTCACCGGCATTTGTCCATGACACTCCGGCATCCGTGCTCTCGTAGATTCTGTGGTAATGACCGCGAGGAGAGTGTATGTAGTGCTCAATGACTAGCCAGACGGACCCACCAAAGACATACGGCCCACTGCCGTTCACTTGACTATGCGCCACATCTAGGTAGTCGTACCCAACGAATCCGCCGCCTGGGGAGAAGAAACTGTCAACCCAATCGACAAGCAGCCCGACGCCTTCTTCCCAGCGCAGGAACACGGGGAATCTGGCATCCGTTGGGCCAGGGGCGCCGGGGCCGCCATCCAGGTCATTAACGAGCGTAACCGCACCGAGCCAACCTCCACTGCCTCCACTCGGAGGTGGCGGCGGTGGGGGCGGGGGAACACCCGGCGTTGAAGATCCCAGGTCAGAGAACTCCTTCAGTCCCGGCGTGCCGTACAGAACCCACTTGTCTCGCGTCGGGATGAACTCCGGGTACAGGTTGACGCACCTGTCGCCAGCCGCTGCGACTGAGAGCGAGTTGTATGTGGGACCGATGAACGAAAAGCTAGGCATTATTCTCCGATGAGGATGTCAAACGTTCCGCCGCCGCTCAGCACAGCCGGGTCGCATCGCATCTCCAGAATTGGGGAGTTGAGCGACTTGATGGCGGCCTTCGATGAGACCGCGATATCCTCTGTGGCCTGTTTCATCCTGGCGCCGGGGAAGCGCACGGCCAATTCCACGGCGAGATTGTATTGCAGTGCGCGCAGATAACCTGGAGGCAGTAGAACCGTGTCGTTCGGAGTCTGGAACTGCGGAACGACAGACCAGATGTAGAGAGCCACGGAATTGGCAACGGCTGGGATGTGCAGAAGGTGCAGAATTCCGAGAGGGTACGCCGCTTCGTAGTAGAACTTGGGCGGAATCGAAGAGGTAACTGTCTTCAACGCCGTACCCTGCCAGCGCTCCACCGTGAGCGAATCCATCGGGAGTTCTAGCGGACTCGCTGGATTGGTCATGTTCAGGATGCTGGCCGCTTCGATGCGCGACGGGCGCACCATCACAAAATCGGCCGGCGTGGCCGTGTTGCTGATTCCGATGGTGTAATCCTGCTTGCCCGCCGAAAGCGTCTGCACGCTGCGGATGATGTAGGGAACCATCAGCCGCTCAGTCGCCCAAGTGTCCAGCATCGCGTTCAGCGCGTTGAAAGCGTCGGCTTGCTCGGCTTGCCCGTACTGCCGCCCTGGCACGGTCAGAACGCCCGCCAAACGCAAGGCGACATAGATCAGATCGGAAACGAGTGTCCCGGCGGAGACAGAGCCTCCGGGACCTCCGAATAGCCCCTGATTCCACTGAACTGACCCAAAGGCACCCATGGCTATTGCGTCCTCCGCAGCGTGAGTTCCACGCCCACGAGCCGCGCCGTGGCGATGTGATCGTCGCTGGCGTGCGTAGGATCGCGCAGCACCTTGACGTGCATCAACTCACCCGACGCGCAGCCGGTTGCCGTGACGCCAGTGATGGCGGCCGTGTTGAGTTGATTTGCGGACCCCTTTGTCAAGTCCGTCACCGTCGAGACCGTGTTGAATGCGGGGTCGTCCGTCTCCGCGTCGGCCACGCAAATCGTCGCAATCTGCCAGACCACCGATCCTGTTGTAGTGGCGCTAAACCACAGGAACTTGGCATCTATCGCCCCACTCCAGTCGGACGGCAACAGGAGCGTTTTCTGCATCGAAAGCGTATCCGTTCCATCCGCAAAGTCCGCTGGTCCTTTCTGTGTGTTCGTGCCAGTGACACACGCCGCCACTGCGGGAAGAGTCGTCAGCACGTCCCACAACAGAATCGCCGTGACGTTGTTGCAGGTTGCCGCGGGCCACCAAGCCTTTTCAACCGTCGTGATGCTGTTCCCGGTGCCTTCCACGTCGACCGCCTTATTGGTTAGGACTTGGCTGTTCGCCGCCTGACTTGCAGCCGCTCCGGTCGTATCGGCGGCGTTATTGGGAATGTCCGCGCTCGCTAGAATCCGAAACGTAGGCGTGGCATCCGCTCCGGTTGCCGGACCAGACAAAACCTTATTGGCATTTTGCACACCGAAATCGCTTGCCGTGACCGCCGCGAACGCGGGAGTACCAGACGCATTACCGTGCAAAACAGTGGTGGTGGTGCCTTGATTCGCAGCGAGCGCGGCAGCGGTGCCGGTCGTGTTCTGATTTAGCGTCGGAAAGTCGCCTGCACTGGCAACCGTGAGGGCGCCCGTGGTAGTGGTGTTCTTGACGATGCCTGTCCCGAGAGTGGCCAGGTTGACGTTGGATGTCCCGAGAGTGAGCGTGGCCGTGTTGGCGACTCCAGTTCCGCCCTTCGTCGCCACAAGCACAGCGGACAGACTGGCAGCGTTGCCCGAAGTGCTCTGATTCAGCGTGGGGAAGTCGGAAGCCGTAGCAATCGAGGGAACGCCGGTACCTGTCGTGTTCATGAGGATGCCGGTCCCCAGACCCGCCAAGCTGGTCCCGTTGATCTTCTTCACGGTCACGGCTACCGCTCCCGCGCTCGTTTCCGCGTCTCCCGTCAGAGCGGGCATCTGGGCTGCCAGGACGCTGGTAGTAGTCGCCATCGGAGTCAACCCGGTCGCTACGGTATTGGCAGCGATGACCTCGCCGCTCGCGTTGCGCTGCGCTACGGTGCTTGCCGTTGCTATCGCGGCAACCGGCAGGCCGTTTTTCAAGGTCTTTGAATTGCTGCCGTTCCATTGTGCTAGGTAGTCAGCCGTGTTGGTAGCCGGTGGAATTGTGGTGTTGGCTTCAATCGCCTTCACTTCCGCTGCCAGCGCGTTGTGGTGCCAGGCGTTGACGTAGGCGTAGACCGATACGGCGGCGGTATGCGACGCGCCGCTGGTGCCGTCGAATCCGCGCCCGTCGATGTTCGGGCAAGCCGAGTGCCCGACACTAAGCAGATTCCCGTTGACGGCGCAAATCGAGATGATCTCGCTGTCGATGGAGAGCAGCATGTTCGCCACCATCCCCGTTGAGTTTCCGACCGTGATGCCCAGATCCGACGCCGCGATGGTGGCCGTCAGCGTGGTCGTGATGCGATTCTTGGCTATTTTCAGGTCCGCATCCGCGGCAACCGACGTGGGAAACTTCGCGGTCTGCGCGCACAGCGCGGCGGCGCATAACAGGATGAGAGAGAGTCGTTTCATAGTGGCTCCTTACGCTTGCGCCTGCTGCGGCGCGGACAGCCCTTGCACCCGCGCATTGAACTGCTGGATGGCTTGTTTCGATGCCACCGAAAGAGCGGCAATCGTCGGATCGAGAGCGCCCATCTCCGGGGCCAGTCGCACGGCGAGGTTCGTTCGAATCGCTTCCTCATACCCGTTTGGCAGCGCGATCACATCCGTGATTGCCGCGAATACTTGCAGAGGCGTCAGGACGGTCAACTCCGTCAGCGCCAATGAGATCGGAGCGAAATTCAGGTTCATTAGCGGATAGGCATAGTCGGCGTATATGACCTCCGGTATGGCCCCCACCAGCGCGCGTTGCCGGATCTCCGCCCATTGCAAAGCGTTGATGGGTTTGACGGGAAGGCGCAGGGTTCCGCTGATGGCAACGACGCCCTCGATGGCGACGGGACGTGCCACGTTGAATACGCCCCCGGTCCCGATGGTGTAACTCGCCACGCCCGTCAACTGG